AATATCTTCGAGACACTTCCTGGAATTCCTGTTATTGCTGATACTGTACCGTTAAACAATCCCACTGCATCATTTTTTAGTTGCGTAACCGTTTGATTGAATCCATTACGAAACTTTTCCGAATGAGTATATGCAAATGCAAATCCGGCCGCAACGGCTGCAATCAGTGCAATCACAAGTGTTGCCGGTCCACCTATTGCCGCTAATCCTCCACCAAGTAAAGCAAGATTTTTTATCATGCTTGCAATCTTTATTGCTGTCACGGCTCCGCCTATAATTGTTATAGCCGTTCCTATGCCCACAAGAATCGGTTCGATTGTTGGAAGATTTTGATTAACATAGCCTAGAAAGTCTTTTATTACAGGCTCACAGGTATCCACTACAGGAGAAATAATGTCATTTTTTAAAGTTCTGCCTAGTCCTTCTGCGCTGGAAGCTATGTCATCATATGCAGTACTCTTTACATCGTCCATCGCTTTCTTGCTCTTATCAATCTCTCCATTTGTATTCATAAGAGCTTTGACGGCATCTTCGCCCAAATCTTCCCACATGGTTCCCATAATGGCTTGTCCGAGTTGGTAACGTTCCTGTTCATCTTCTGTTTTCATGATTGCTGCAATAACTTCCTGCATTGCCTGTCCAGCTTCTTTACCGCCTTTTCCCATCTTCTTGCTCATCTCATCTGCATTGAATCCGAGTTTTTCCAGAGAATCATGAGCAGTTCCATCTTTCCAGTTGATGTTATATTCCTTTACAGCATCACCTAACTTATCAATAGACCAAGTTCCCTGGTTAGCACCGTTTGCAAGCATGTTAAACATATCATTTGCACTAAATCCGGCGGAAGCAAATTGTACGGAATATTCATTGATCGTATCAAGTAGATCATCATTCTGGTTTAAACCATTCTGTGCGCCCTGTGCGATCAAATTAAAAGCTTCATCAGAAGATATTCCAAATTTGTCCATTAAGGAATTGGCCGTCCGAACCGATTCTGATACATCCATGCCGAATACATCTCGCAACGACAAGGCATTTTCTGTCACTCCTTGCAAAGAATCTTTATCCATGTCCCCCATAATCTGCAATATAGTTGACATAGATTCTCCTACATCGTCCATAGAATCTCCGAAGTTATTGTTGTACACGTCTTTCATAACTTCTTTGTATTTTTGCATCTGCGAATCGGATGCCCCTGTGGCTGCATCTAATTTGTTTAATGCCTGCTCCCCTTCGGTTGCCAGTTCTTTAAATCCTTCCGCTGCACTTTTTAGGGCATCTTTCGCAAAATCTGCAATAATATCTTTCGTGATCGTCCAGCCGTCTCCAGATGCTTGTGCAGAATCTCCTGCTCCTTCTGCTGCATCCCCTAAATCATCCATTGCATTCGCCGCATCTTCTGCTGCTGATTTAGCTGCTGAAAGCTTTGATTGATTTTGATTCAATTCCGTTGAAAGCTGCTGTACAGCATTTTCCAGCTCTTTCACTTCTGGCGATGCTTCTCCATATTCTAAAAAAGCGTTTGATAAATCACTTTTTAGTTTTGTTAGTTCCGCTTCCTGTTGTGAAATTGTTTGTGATAGGCTTTCTAATGCAGTTGATGCTGAATTAGTAGCTTCTTTTTCTGCTTCCATTTCCTGATTGGCGGCTTTTAATTTCACCTGAAAATTATTCTGTGCTGTACTTGCCTGAATTAACTTTCTTTCCAGATTTGCAACTTCCTCTGAATCTTCCCCGAAGATTCTTTTTGCAACTTCAATTTCATTGCTTAACTCATTTTGCTTTATTATCTGTTCGCCTATCTGTGCGGTAAGAATATTGCATTTCTGCTCCATATACTCCATCTTATCGCCGCCATTTTTGAATACAGCTTCATTGAGTTTTGCTTCTGCATTCAGAGTTTTTAAGCTGCTTTCCGCTTTTTTAAGATTTGTATCAAATTGCTGCGTTTCCGCACTAAATTTTACTTTTGCTTCTTTTTTACTTGTTGCCACTTTCTCATCTCCTGCTCATTTTTTCTCTTTCATAATTGCACCAGGAGTCAAAGGCATTTTTATTTTCTGCTACAGAAATAATAAATGAATAATCCGCTTCCCAAAACAATTTCTCACTCATTCCAAGAATCATAACATAATAGGTGTAATAATCTTCAATATCCTGCAATTTGAATTTTGGTACCGAAACTTTTTTCCCTTTGTTATTTCGTTTAAAAGCATTCTTGAAATCTACTTTTTTTTAGGTCGAATCAACTCCATCGCTGTTTTTGAAATAAGACCGCTATCCGGCTGTAGCTTTTCTAAAAATTCCTCATACGGAATAATTTCTTTTTCTTCCATGAGGCAGGCACACGAATACGCTGTGTATAGGATTGTTGTAGAATCAAATAATTCCTGTATTCCGTTTTCGAGGACGGCGAAATATTTGTCATACTGTTCTTTGTTCTTATTTCTTAATTCGTACAGGTAGCGAAAATTCAGTGTCAAATTAAAGCTTTCGCCATCAATAGATTTCATGGTTGTAACTCCACTCTTTATCATCAATTCTTTTTTCATCTTTATTCATCCCCCGTTTCACTTGCAGCTACTACCGTATGTACCAAATCTGGTGTAAACTCTGTCATCCACTTTTCGATCAATTCCTGATCAGCTTTTTCGTCTGCAATCATTTCATACATTCCAATTCCGTAATCATCTGGCATTACGGAAATCTCTAACTCTGTTTCTGCTACTTCTTCCGCGCCGTTTTCGACTTTTCTCGCCATATTACTCTTGATAATGCAGTTCGGGTAAGCTTTCAGCTTCATAACATCATCTTCATCATATACACGCTGTACAATAGACATTTCTTTATGCTTCGAATCTGTTCCGTAAGCATATACTCCCGGTTTTAATCCGCTTAAATCCATACCATAGGCTTCTACGAAAACATCATACGGGATATGCAAAGACTCTTTTAATGTACCCGTTCCTGTACCTTTGCTTTTTGTTTTCTTCACAACTCCCCTGCATTTTTTTGTGATAGTCTTTACTTCCAGTTCTTCTTCTGATGTTCCAACACAAGAAGAAGATACATAGCTGTCTTTTCCTTTAAATTTAATGCCCTGTTCCCGGACTTCAAATTCTGAATATACTCTG